CTTTGCTCATCAGTAAAGCTAACACCAACACGGGAAAGCGCTGTGATACCTTGTTTTGGGTCATTCAAAGCTTTGCCTAGCATTGTTGCAGCCGAAGTCGAGTCAATCCCCATTGCAACAGATAAGTCAGTCATAATTCTAACGGCCTGATTAAAGATGTCATTTCCTTCTCCAGCTTCATTCCTAATATTAGTAAATGTGAGGAGTAAGTTTGCACCTTGCCGAGTAGCTTCATGAGCAACGGAAGTCTCCCATTGTAAAGCTAAAGCCATGTCTTCAATCTCTTTTGCGGTAACATTCGCGGCTCCACCAGTTGAGGCGATTACAGCTTCAGTTTGAGCATTTATTCGTTCGATTTCGGCAAGCTCGAAAACTGCTTTGGTCCCAAGTGCTGCGAATGCGGCTGTTGTTGCAACGACGCCGCCCATCAACATTTTTGAACCTTGCTCAGCGTTCTTCATACTTCGCCCGATACCTTCCATCGCACCACCAACAGATTTGATGGTCGCTGAGGCTTTATCCAAGGCATTAATAACAATAGTTACGGCGTTATTTGACATTCTTATTCACCCCCTGGAGCGCGTCTATTCCTCCCTCCGTATTTCTTCTTAAGGCTGTCTCTACCCTTTTTCTTTTGAATATTTTCTTGCTCTTCTTTCTCATGAGCATTGATTGCATTCATAATAACAATTAGCTCTTGAATTGTCTTATTGTCTTCTTTGTCTAACTGAGAAGGTAAACAATGGAACTCTTTACAAAGTTGGTACAAAGTTAAGGCCTCCGGGGGGTTATCATTCTTTTTTCCCTGGAGGCTATTTTTGACAGCTGTCTCTAATCTTTTTTTTCGGACTCAGTGACAGCAATATCCTCCGCAACGTTGGCTTTCTGAAGTAACTCATTCACGAACTCTTCTGAGAGCATGTCAAGAGTATCCAAGCTTATTGGAAGCTTCTCGTCGTTCTCGTCAGTAATGTCCCAGTCTTTAATCCGGTACAAAGTTCGCAATAGTCCCATCAGCCCCGCATCCATCTCGACTTTTCGAGTGAATGGGTCAACCTTCATTGACGCTTGAGTGGCTCGGCGTGACATTCCGTAAGTGAACGGCTTGAGTGTTACCTTAGCGCCCATCACCTCAATTACTTCTTCACCTTCGTTGCTTTTAAGCCATGGTTTATTTGCCATCTATACTCAATCCTTTCTTATAATAAATTAGTCGTGCCTTTTGCTTCAACTTCAATGTCTGTGAAGATAACATCTAATTGCTGTTCTTGCAAATCCTCAGCAGCTACACCAATTTCGTTTGTATCATACATTCCACCTGTCAGTTTTACCTTGATATAGTGGTCTGCATTTGCTGTGTCAATTAAGCTCAATTCAACTTCGAGAACTTCACCATTTTTGAACTTATCCCACTGATCCAAGTTAGTAAAGTCTAAAGTTAGAGAAGCTGTAATTTCAAGCGCGCCTTCCTCAATTCGAGTTGCTGCACGGCCAGCTTGATTGACTGTGAAACGTCTTTCTAATCCGTTTCCAATCTCAACTTCAAATTCTGAAACGTCTGCAAGCTCCGAGCCATTTACTGTGACCGCTCCCTCATAGAACATGAAGTAATTGTCAAGCTCAGCTGCAACTGTCTCAGCATTTCCATTGTCCTGAACATCTTTGAACATGAAGTCAACATCAACTGTGACAGCCTCCTCTGCAGAAGCCGAAATGGTTAGTGTGTCTACTTTACCGCCAACATAGTCGCGTGTGAAGTTCAGCAAGCTGTTATGGTTATGGACAGTAACCGAAGGAAGTTGGTCACCAGCTTTTGCTGGAGTGATTGTATGAACATCTCCATCAGTTTCAACATTTCCAAGCGCCATTGCAATTAAGCGAGCATTTTGAAGTGCAACTGTCATTGACCCATCAACTTCTTTTTGCCCTTGCCGTAACATGAAAGGAGCTCGAACTCCAACAGAACGACGTGTGTCTGTGTTGTTATTCTCAGATGGATCAAAGCTTTCTACAATTCCAGGCCAATTAAAGCTACTCGCACGAGTTCCTGGAGTTGTCTCGGTACCGATAACAACTGTATTGTCAAATCCATGTGCTTGAGCCATTCTTATTCAACCTCCTCGTCTTTCTTTTTCTTCTTTTTATCTTCGACTATTTCGAAGCCTAAAACAAGCAACTGGTCAACCAAAGCGTCCGAAGTTACTTCGACAGTATCACCTTGCTTGAACGTTTTATCGAATGGAAATAAGATACGAATATCTTTTTTTTCCTTATAAATCATCGTCATGTCTTCCACCCCCTAGCGAATGCGCTTCTGAACCTGCAATCTAATTTTTGCGCCTTGTAAGAAAACCCCTTCAGACTCAACTACTCCGAACTCCATTTCATCATCAACTGATAAATAGTGAGCTGTTCCGCTTAAAGTTTTATCAGACTCAATTGCAGCTTCAACAATCTCAGCAACTCTAAGTGCTTCCGACTCAGCGTCTTCATAGTCGAGTAACTTCACATAAACCCAGATAATCATATCTAACTCCAATTGTCGTACACCGACTCCAACTTTTTGTTTTCGCCGTCGGTCCATTTCAATTGTTACCGCTGGGAACCATGCTAAGTTTTGACCATTGACTTTATGAACATCAACGTCTTCTTCCCGGTCTTCAAGAAAGCTTTTAATCTGGTCATGAAGCGCGTCTTTAATTTCCCTATACAAATGTTGCATTATCCGAACACTCCCTTCACATAGTCGTCAAATATGCGCTCAATGGCTTCTGTGTCTTCAGTCTGGAATAATAAGTAAGGTCTAGCAGGGATATGCTTATAACCATATTGGTGAACTCCAGCATGCTTTTTAGACGAACCGAACTCGTATTGAACTTTAGTCAACCGCTTAACGTCAACATTAGAAGTAACCGACTGCTTCAGTTGCCCGCTATCCTGGAGTATTCTCCCACCTGCTCCACCTTTTCGTCTACGAGCTAGTGTTGCTGGCTGTAAAGGACGCCAGTTATTCGGACGACCACCTGAACTAAAGTTCTTACTAACTGATTTTTCCATATGAATACCAGCTTGCTTAAGCGGCTCAGTAAAGTCTGTTAACCTTTTCGGTGCTATATCCTGAAAGAGTTCCTTGACCCCTCCCCACTCGATAGACCATTCAATTCTAGCACCCATGCCCTACCACTCCGGCTCTTCGTATGTGAAGATTGGGTCCATCCCTGCGGTAGTGCTTCCGTATTTTTCTCGACGGTCCATCAGCTTGATTGCACCCGGTAAACTAATCCTACTGTTCGCAATGTCAGAAAGTGTTTCCATCGCTCGCTCATATCTCTTCTCCTGGTATTCATCTAAGTTGGGCGAATTAGAGCTATATAATGACTCCATAAGGAAGAAAACAGCGAGGTCAGTCGCAACAACTTGAATTAATTTTGGGACAGTTTTAAAAGGCAGCGCATAAACTTCAGAAAGCGCTCCATCAATATAAGCCTCAGCTCTAGCAATATAGTGCTTAATCTCTTCATCACTAATTCGATTTGGTGGCAGATGACGAACTATATTACGAACTTTTTCAGGTGTAGTATATGCCATCTTACTCACCTCCTAGAAGTTCAATCAGCTCTTCTTTACCTTTCGTTGAAAAACCTTCAATCCCTCTCTCCTTGGCAAGTTTGCGCAGCTTATTTTGGCTCAATTTTAAGAGGTCCTGCTTAACACCCTCGGACTTTGTTTCTGTCTCATCTGGGGTGTTCTGTGGCCCCCGGATATGTTCTGCAAACCCCTTCTTAATTAAACCATCAACATTAGCTTCTGGAACCTCAATAATAGCTCCAACAGGATTGCCATGTTTTTGAAGAGAAGGGACGAGGCTTCGGACTTTAATCATCTTCATTCCTCATCCCTCCTAAGATTAGCCTAAAAGGTTACCAAGTTGGTAAACAGCTTTCGGGTCAGTTAAATATGCAGCTGTGAAACGAGTAGCTCGAACAATAGTTCTGTCGTTGCTGTCCTCGTTATATACTTTCGTGCGCATTGCTTCGGCGTCAGCAATCTCGCCGATGTTTCCGCGGTCAACAAGTAAGAAGTGGTCTTCCTTGAAGTTCTCGTCAACTAGGAAACTAATTCCCATGAAGTCTCCAATATAACCTCTCATAAGTGTTATATCAGTGTTGTTCTCACGGAACGCGTCGCGGATACTTTTGTTCTTCAACATTTCAGCTTCAATCTCAGGATTGATAACAGCTGTATTTGCGTTGTACCCGAACTTGCGAATTGCACGACGAGCGTCAATGATGTCCTCAATCATGTTATCCGCCGCGTTAGTTCCAGTCCAGAAATTATCAGTCTTTTGAAAACCTTGAGTCCCATTTGCGCCCGGTGTATAGTCAGCGGTAGCAACTTTATAAGCCATACCATCAACCATCGCGAGTACGTTCTGAGCGAGACGCTTGTAAGCTCTCTCGATTTGAGCACCGTCTCCGAACTTTTGCATCTCATAAGTGATTGCAGCCTCGAGACCGTACTTCTTAATCATTTCAGAACGTTGCTCTTCTGTTAAACCAATACGCTTATAGTTTGAGCCTTCTCCGACTTCTGGTACTTCATCGTGAGCACGGAAACCGAATTCATCCTTGCCAGCGTCTTCCACTCCGAACTTGATAGCTAGAGCATTAACAGAAGTTTTAGTGAAGAGCGTATCGGCCTTGAATTGACGGTCAGTCAAGTCTTTGAAGCGGCGGTCAACAAACTCTTTTTTCAATAGTGGGTGTGCGCCCAATGTAATGTCAGCCATTTATATCTCCTCCTGTTCCCTTGTTTTTTAATTAACCAATTACGGCGATAATTTTGTCGCCTTCTGCAGCAGCGGAAGTGATAGCCATTCCCATTTTTGCAGCAAGATTTTCTGCGGTAGCTACTTTACCATCAGCAGCGGCGGCAATTGCATCGCCAGACGCGATTGGGCCTGCAGCGGTTAAGTATACGAAAGGCTTTAGAACAACTACAGTGACTACGTCACCAGTATCAAACGTTTCCTTTCCAACAGTTCCACCGTAAACGACTCCAACAACTTTCTCTGAACCTGCTTCAGCAACAGCAACTTCTCTGTCACCAACAAGCTCAACTACTTGACCAATCTCAATTGGACCTTCAGCTTTAAATGTGAAGAAGCCGCCGGATTGAATGTGATATTCAACTTTATTTCGAGCCATTAGTATCTCCTCCTATTTCAATTATTATAGAGACTTACCGAACTTGTTGACATGCTCTTCATAGAACTTGTCGAACTCAGTTTTCTCATCATCTTGTTGCTCGCCATTCTCTTGCTCAAATTCACCTTGTTCTTGGAAGTCAACCTTAGCTTGAGACTCCATGAACTTTTCGAACTCAGTCATTTGCTCTTCTGTGAATGATTTCATTAATGCCGTTAAGCATTCTTTCTGAGCCGGGACAATTTTGCCTGCTTCAGCGAACTTTTCAACTTTATCCGTGATTTGCTTTTCAGTAAAGTTAATCTTTAAGTCACGAAGTTGCTTAAGTTCAGTTTCCATTTCAGAATACTGTGTCTTAATTTCGTCTTCGATTTCAGCCTTAAGCTGGTCACGCAGCTCTTTCAAATCTACTTTTTCCATTTGCTCTTCACCCTCCTTGTTATTCTCTGGCTCTGTGTATGTTGATACGTAATTATTCCCTTCTGAGAATAAACGTGCAGACTTTACTTGTGGGAATGCAACTAATGATACCTCACGAAGTTTGAATGGCTTGATACCTTCTTCCGTCTCGTGAAGATAGAAGGAAATTGAAAGCTTTTTGTTCAGCCCTTTCTTCACGCGATCAATCGCGGTTTCATCAGCCAGTGCAACCTCTCCCATAAGTTTGCCGTCTTTAACGCCAACACTCTTTAGGAAACCAATCGTATCCTTTGCTGACTCGGAATGGTCCCATTGGATTGGAACTTCATCAGCAGCGCTAAAGTTGTTTTTTAATACTATTAAATCATCTTCGGTATAATCAACTCCTCGGTGCTTACCGACTGAGAATAACTCAGCTTTCTTGATAAGCATTCCGTCTTCTTCAGCGAAGGACTCAACATCAAGCGAGCCAAGATAAAACAATTTTTCTTCCATTGTCTCACCTCCGGCAGACTTCATTTGGCACCAGGACCAGGATTCGAACCTGGAGAACTAGTTTTGGAGACTAGTATGTTACCATTACATCACCCTGATATATTTTGGCAGACTAGGTAGGACTCGAACCCACAATCCTCAGGGTAGAAACCTGCTGCTCTATCCGTTGAGCTACTAGCCTATATAATAGAACGTCACTTCAGATGGAAAGGGGGAAACATCCTCCGCAACGTCCTTCATATAACAATATGTATAGGCCCCCAGTAATTTAAGACATTTTGCAAAAATAAATAAAAATAAAAAATTTTTTTCTTAAAACTAGCAAAATCACTGGGGTTAACTACATATCTTTTAATAGATAAAGATAACTAAAAGATAAATAAAAAATAAAATAAAAATAATCTAAAGGATAAAATAATAGATAAATAAAAGAACTTATAAAAATATTAAAAAAGATGTTTACATTATATAATAAAAAGGTTATAATAATTAAAGAGTAATAAATAAAATATTTAAAGGGGGTGTTTATTAAATGACTAATGGACAAATTAAACAAAGAATAAATGAATTAGAAATAAAGTATGCAAAAAGAGAGGATCAAATTCTTGAGCTAAATCGACACGGATATGATTGCACACAATATGTAAACGAATTGGCTAACATATTAAATGAGATAAATCGTTTACAAAATCTCGCTAATCGGATTATGTAGTGGAAAACAAATTGGGACATTTTACCGAAATAATAAATGTTGCACAGTAGACATATATAGCGAAGGAGTGGAAACTATGAAAAAAAGTTATTTAGGTAAAAAAGAAAGTGGAATTTTAAAAGTACAAGAAAAAGATTATGACCATCTTTTAAAAAAGATTGAACGTTATGAATTAGCATTAGAAGAGATTACATTAGTCGGTTATTCTGAAAATTTTGGTGGAGGTTGGACTTATACAGGGGAATATCACGCAAAGTGTATGAATATTGCAAGAGAAGCATTAGAAAATAATTAAGTCGCAGTACGATCATATAACGAAATGTGAGGGAGTGAAAAAATGAAAGAAGGCATAGGTTGGTTTTTGGGTTTTGTTTGTGGAGTTTTATTTACGTTAATCATTATGGGTTTGTTCTAGAACGAACAAATTAATGCACGTTTCGACCATATAGCGACATAACAAAAACAAAGGGTATTCCACCAGATAATCCGAATATCCCAAAATCTATTGAAATAATTGGTAAACATTAGTAGTGTAAAAAATGGCGTCTTCCGTGATATGATTAATCAGTACCAACAAATTATACTTCATTGGGAGGCGTCTTTTTTATGGACAAAATAACTAAACAGCAGCTAATACGTGCACTTATTGCTTATCATGAAATGGCACATCGTCTTGATGTTGCGCTGGCTCGCTCGTGTGACACATTAAACGATAATAGCGAGTTAATACATTCGATTGAGCAAACAATCCACCACGGACGAAACAGGAGCCAATTAGCATCGATTGTCCGCGCTATTGAACAAGTCAAACGTACATAATATGGAACAAGCCCGGGTCCGCTATTTGGTGAGCTTTTTATTTTGGCGTCATACTTTATCAACTCACTCAATATGATTAAACTGTGAGACGTCTTCTCCTCCCCTTTAATCTGTTTGTTTGCTTGTTTTCAGCCACGGATAGCTGATTTCGCTAGAAGAGAGGGGCGACGTCAGGGAGGGGCGTCACGCAAATATCATTTTACAAAGGAGTTGACGCCACTTGTACCGACCAGGCATCAGGATGGATAATGTGTACAAAGAATGGGTGGATGAATTGTTTCATGCAAGCAAGCTGGATAGGAACCAGATTTTCCGGCTAGCTCTATTTGTAGCAGCTCATTCAAATGAGTTTCGTCAGGAGTTAGAGCCTTACATGAAACCAGGCAAAGCATTTCCTGTGAAATGGCAGCTAAGTGAGTCCGACTTATGGCAAAAACAACAAAGGAGCGAGCTGAATGAACAAACAACAAGAGAAGCCGATTTGGGCCCAGTTAGACGAGTTGGAAAGAGCGAGCGAGCAATACCGCAACCAGTTCAACGAAATGAGCGACACGGAGAAACTACGCCTCCTGGGACAGTCGAAAGAGCTCCAGCAGCAACTTGGTATGCTCCGGAAACAAGACGAAATACGACGACGAATGGCGGAATTGGAAGAGGAGTCAAAATCAATTTCGGTGGAATGGGTACCAATCAATGACTATACATTTGTAAGACGCGAGCGCAAAAAGAACGCTATAGACTTGGTAGACGTCGCATGGCTCTTGGCTTTTGCTGGAATACTCGCCTTTATCGTCTTTTAGAAAGAATTTTCATTTTAGGGGTTTACAAACCTTAAATACTTCAGTATATTATTAGTAGCTGCTTTTTAGTGGCTACTATATTTTTATTATTTGAAAGGGGAAATGCAGATATGCGTCAATATCATGACTTAGTACAAGAGGTTTATGAGACAGGCCATGTTGTTAAAAACGATAGAACTGGCACCGGAATGATTGAAAGCTTCGGTCATCAAATGAAGTTTGATTTGTCAATGGGGTTTCCATTAGTTAACACTAAGCGAACCTTCTTCCGTGGGGCCATCACAGAGCTCCTGTGGATACTTTCGGGATCAACTAATATTAGAAGTCTCCAAGAGCAAAAAATCCATATATGGGACGAATGGGCGGACGAGAATGGCGACCTTGGTCCTACTTATGGTTATCAAGTGCGAAATTACAATGGCCAGGGAGTGGACCAGCTGAAAAACGTGCTACATGATTTGAAATACAATCCACATTCACGTCGTCACATTATTAATTTGTGGAACCCAGTTCAAATTGACCAGATGAGGTTGCCACCGTGCCTTGCGATGTATCAATTCAATGTTCGTGGCGATAAACTAAATATGATGGTCACGCAACGTTCAGCAGATTTATTCTTAGGGTTGCCTTTCGACATTGCAGCTGGAGCTGCTTTCGTTCATTTAGTTGCTCGTCATGTTGGATTACAACCAGGAATACTAACTTATTCAATCGGGTCTGCGCATATTTATTTGAACCATACGGAGCAAATCGAGCTTCAACTTAGCAGACAACCACGGCCATTGCCAACTTTAATTCTAAATGAGGATAAAATTGACTTGTTCGATTTCACTTTTGAAGATTTCAAGCTTGAAAACTATAACCCATACCCAGCTATTAAAGGAGAAGTGAGTGTATAATGAAGATTGAAATGATTTTAGCTAGCTCGCAAAATGGAATGATTGGCCATGAGGGTAAACTTCCGTGGCCTTTCATCAAAGAAGATATGGCATTCTTTAAAAAGATGACACTCGGAAAACACATTGTAATGGGCAGAAAAACATATGACAGCTTAGGTGGTCCGCTTCCGGGTAGGGTCCACCACGTATTGACATATGACTTTGACTTCAAAGCTCCGAGCCCCAATGTCATTGTTCACAGGTCTGTCGAGAGTGTCTTGGTTTACGCACTTAAGAATAATGTCAGTTTGATGATTGCAGGCGGCCTGAAGCTCTATAATCAATTCAAATATCATGCTGATACTGTTTACCTCACGATTGTTGAAAAAGATTATGATGGAGACACAGAAGCTCCTGATCTTAGTATCTTTACCCATCGTGAGGAAATTGGTGAAGCAATGAATATGAGTGAAGATGTCAAACTTACTTTCTATAAATTAGCGCGTTAGAACGTTCCGGACCCCAGAAGGGGTCTTTTTTATTTGTGTAAATAAAAAGAGGACCCAATCAAGGGTCCTTTTCTTATTCGGCTCTTTCTCTGTTATTTCGAACATTACTGATGGCCTCTGGAGCTGGTGACAAGACACGAAGCTCTGCAATTGTCATTTTTTTCGCTGGACAAGTGGTTCTTGAATGTTGTTTGTTAAGCGACTAATTCCGACGTCTCGCTTAAAGCCATCCATTGGCTCCATATTGATCGAGTCAACATCTGAGGACCATTCTTCATAGCGAGTGACCGGAAGCCATGCAGCACGGCACTGGTAGTGATTTGGCGGCGTATATTTGTTGATGGTGGCTTTATCTGTGATTGGGACTATCTTGTTTGCCATGTGTTGACAAATTTCAGTAGTTCTGGCGTCCAGGACTGAGTCGTATTGTAACGCTTCAACGAAACCATTGATGTCAGGGTCAGAATATCTAGCAATTCTGCCCGCGTTATACATCTTCGTTGCTTCTGTTCTAGCAATATTCTCAGCTCTCCAGTCGGATAACCAGGTCCCAGTTGCATCTTGGATTTGTTTCTTCATTTCAGAAAGGGTTGCTCCTTCGTCTAATCCACGACTGATGGCAGCTTTAATTCCATCAAGAGTAGTCTCGTCAGTGATGTCTGCAATAGCAAGTGAATAAGAGTTTAAGAATTGAATTGCTTCTTTCGGTAAAACGACCTCGCGGTCATACTTACCAGCTCTGCCAAGTGGCCTTTGAATAGTGGAAGCGATACTGTCATCGAAGTTATGGTAGTTCTTGTTGCTTTCATAGTGATTGCTGATTTGGATTAGCTCCTCGTCAGCTCTGAGTATCCCAGTTTCAACCGATACAAAGTTCAAACGCTTTACTATCTTGCCCCATTCTTTGCTTGCTGGCAACTGTTTATAGGTCTTTAGAACACGCTTCCTGTCTGATACCTTCTCGGATTGATACATTTCCTCAACAAGTTCATTTAGCTCTTTAATGATAAGCTTCTTTCTCTTCCGGTTAAACTTCCGGGCAGCAGATACGAAAGACTTTTCGATGTTTTCCATATCCCGCACTAATAAAGTTGGGTTAGCACGGCGACGTCGCTCACTATAGGTCAGATATTGCTTCGCCTCGTGCCCGGAATTATCTACTTTTTTTCGTCATCATCGCCCTCTTCTTCCTCATCATTGTTATTCTGTCCTTGACTTGCGAGAAGCGCTTCACGTGCAGCTTTCCCCATTGCATCACGTTCTTCACGTTTAGCAATAACCTCCTTAGTAGCAGCAGGGAAACCGAGCTCTTCTCTAATCCATTCTTCTTCTGGTTCGATGACTTGCGCTGTTATCATCTTATCAACAACATTAGCAATTCTCTCGATGTCTTTTTCAGCAAGGGGTTTGAAGTTAAACGCTGGGAAACTTGTGGCATTCGGGAAGTTCAATTCTACAAGTGGCCTGATAAGCTCCTCTTCAATTAAAGCTTTAATGTCACGCTGCAAAGCTTCAAGGCGATAGAAGAATATATTGAGCTGGTTAGAGCTCAGGTTATAGCTTCCACCCTGCCCCTCATTGATGTTTAATAACATCGGTGGTACTAACATACTCGTCATGATTGCTTGGTTGTGGTGGTTGATATAGGTAGTAAAGTCGGCAGACTGACCACCGATTGACTCAATCTTATCTTCACCACTGATTGCCAAGCCAGTCATGGAGTTTATAGTCTTTAGAAGTCTCGTCATTTTGGGAATGTCCTTGCTGTCTCTTGTTTGGCCTACAAGTAAAGGTGTCCCATAACGCTCATATGCGATGTTTGCGAAGCGATAGATTTTGTCCTTAATAAACCAATGCTTGTAGACAGGACGCAGAATGGAGTTGCCGTATGGCTGTCCGAAGCGTTTATCGAATGAATACCAGATAATTTTTTCTGGCTTAATCTTAATCTCCTTACTTCCAACTCGTTGTATGATATATTCGGTGTCACCGAACTTGTTTGTTTTGATACGGACTTGATGTGGATTAAGTGTCTTGAGCTTCTTCAGCATAATATGACCATCTTGGTATTGGAACACCTTCTCAGTTGCAGAATAACCATATTCAAGTGCTGTAAGTATCTCACCAATCGCGTCTTCCACATTGCCTCTCATTCGTTCGAAGTTCTCATTGATAAACTCTGCATATTGCTCCGTTTCAGGAGTATCACCATGGACTCCATAACCTTTTGCAAGAACTGAAAGTTTGATAACGTCAAGCGCAGCTTTAACCTGGCCATCAGTCAACATCTTCTCAAAGACATCGATGTCAATATCGGAAGGGTTGAAGTCCTCCATATATTGATACGCGTCATCTTTGTAAACACCTTGCTCCTGGAAGAACTCTCGCGCCAGATCAACCAGTTCATTCTCCTTCTTCGCCGCATAAACATTGTACGGAATAAGCTTCTCATACCATTTCATAAAATATCCCCTCCAATTAGTTTTCTCAGATAGCTCCCTCGGTGTGAGTTCGCAGCTATCTCCAACCATTATATCGTAGTTTGTCACTTCTTGAAAGTATGATTGCCAATAACTTTGGTTGTTTCTCTCTCATCGAGCCATCTGGATGTTGCGATTGCCGGGTTATAAAAGAACAAGCTCTCAGTTCTTTCAGCGTTCAGCGCAGCGTCAGCAGCTTTATAACTTCTTTCTGATGGGTTGTTGTTGATTGCTCCATTAGACACCGGTTGGAATTGGCCCGGCTCATAGATAACATCTCTCACCGTGTTGGGAAATTCTGAGCTCTCAACACGATTAAGAACAACAACACCAACTGCAACCTTGCCTTCAAATGGCTCTCCCTTAGCTTCAGCGTCAATAATTTGTGCCAGGAGGTGTCTGTCTGGATGTTCAGCTGGCTCTTCCTCAACAATTTCTTCTTTAACTTCAGGGGTTTCATATTCTTCCTGTGTGACTTCTTCTTCTTCCTGGGTGCTAATATATTCGGTGTACTGCAAAGGCTCCATACAGAAGTAATGTGGGGCCTCTGGGTACGTTCCGAGCAAAATCATAAGTGTAAAACAAAAACTAGTCATCAAATCTCTCCTTTTTTACCAGTCTGGGAGGTCTGCATCATCACCAATGAGTATTGCTAGCTCATCATCTTCTCGCATTACGCCTTCATATTCAAAGGTCATATTGATTTCAGCGATTGCTTCCCGCAGGTAGTTGAGTGAGTGGAACGCGTCATCAGGAGTTCTGTGTGTGTATAGCTTACGACCTGAATTAACTTTTGACTCGGTGAGTTCCATCTCAAGGCTCATATAGTGGTCAAAGAACTTCTCAATCTCACCAGGATTTTTGTATGGGAAGACGAAACGGTGCTTCTTGAACATATCGATTGTCTTATCCATCGAGAAAGTACGGTCGACCTGGATAATTCTCCCTTCTTTAACCTCTCGCTTTGTTGGGTCATTAGCATAAGACACATATCGCATGCTGTTTGCCATTGTTCCATACATCTGGAATAGTTTCTGACCTTCATATGAGCCATAACCAGCATCCCCAACTATCTTTTGAACATTGTATCTGTTAACTAAGGTTGCAATGTGCTGGATGAGCTTCTCATGGTCTGTGATTGCACAGTCCTCAATATAGTCTATCACAATCTTGTCTACTCCGTCAATCCTTTCTTCGTGTCCGATAGTGATTATTGTCTTAGAAGTTGTTCCTCCACCGTAGTCAATCCCCATTGCTGTCTCATAATCAACAACACGGGTTTGCATCTCACGCGCCTTATCAGCACAAGCAAGAATATCTTCAAGGCTTACTGGCTTTGCAGCTCCAGTATAGAACTCACCAAGTACCTCATTCCTGAAAGTAGCTTCATCCATTGTCTCGTAGTCACGCATAATCTGGTTGGCACTAATCCAACTCGCATTAAGCTGTGTCAAATGATAACCTGAGTACAATCTATTCTCTGGCTTAGTAGCGATCCAGCGTCCCTGCGTTCTATCCAACTCGCTGCCGCACTTGTTACAAGCAAAATAGTAATTCTTCCCATCATCGCGCTTCTTGATTGAGCTAGGGAAGTGTAGTAATTGCTCTTCGCCGCAGCTGCAAGTAACGTGCCACTTCTTCTGGTCTGACTTTTGCCACAACACGCGGTCATAGTACGTACCCGCAATCTTTGGTGTTCCTGAATAAATACAACGCCCATTAAGTTCTGTCTCCGGGTCCTTGATTTCACTATGTGATACGGCTTTTTCGATTGCCTCAATAGCTTGCTGCGTCATATCCTGGACTTCGTCAAAAAATACTTCATCCCCAGGAATACCACGGAGCGCATCACCATCGGACCAGGCTGAGCCGAAGTAATAGATTGACTTGTTCGTAAGCCCTATTCTCGTTTTAGCGTCTTTCTCTTTGTCAACAGAAGCTTCCAGGAGCCCCTGTATGGAGTCTTTGATAGCACTCCTAAATCTTTCACCTTGGAAACGTGTTACTTGCTCCTGACGGGGTGCTGTGTAGACCAGGGTTGTGTATGCTCTTGAGTACCCGTCATGAATTAACTTCCTGGCAATCGTCTCAGTTTTTTCTTGCTGTCTTCCTGCTACCAATACAATTCGAGGGTGCTTATCTCTATAGATGAACTCCAGGTGAGGTCTGCCGCGGAAGCTGAACCGTTTGCCTTTCACCTTCCCGGTTGTTTCCGTGAATACTACTGGGTCCTTGAGCCTTCGTTTGAGTTCCATTAGTTGCTTTGGATTAAGTTCCTTCATTGCAGCCCCACCTCCTTTCTATGAGTCCTTTTCGTCAGCACCACCTAAAAGGCTTGCAATGTCAATTTGAGCTGCTTGATTGTCTTTGTGGTCCTTAGACACGTTGAATTTGCGGTCTAAACCAAGTAGCTGCATATATTTAGCGAATTTTGAGTCATTGTCGGTGTAGCTTTCTGTTTCCGCAACCTGTTCATCTGCTGCCGCCATCTCTCTCCGCTTGTTGATAATGAAGTTTCGCAGCGCTCTGTCGAGAAGCATCACATTTGCTGGATCCAAGTCAAGCTCCTCAATGTAGTGATTCATCATCTCGATGTAGAAGCTTTCCTCTTCAGAAGTCATAATAAACGAAGCCGCATATAATCCATGGACCATTGCTGCTCTCGGGTGCAGATTTGCTTTTGCCACCTTCTTCCCCTCCTCCGTTTGCGGTCCGGTAGACTTTCCACCATGCGCAATACATCTTCCGTTAGTATTTCCTTCCTCGTCATAGTATGGTTTGTTGAAACAAATCTTGCCTTTATCCTTTATATAAGCACCACAAATCTTTTCAGTGCGTTTAGTCTGCTGAATTAACCTCTTCACTAACTTATCGCGCTCTTCACCAGTTGCTTCAGCGGCTTCTTTTGCCATTGTCCGCATCATTCGTAGTGAAGGGTCTTTCTTATATTGAGTGTTTCCTTTGTTTTTCTTGTCTGTCATGGCTTATTCCTCCTTTATACGACGTTATGCAATGGTTATACAGTTCTGGTTTGTCAGAATTGAAGGGGGACCGCAGGGGGAGCCGGCTTACAAGTTTAGCACCCGTCTCAAGACTACCTAGCTGCAACCTCTCAGCCACAGCATCCTTTTGGCACTAGTATTCCCTGATTGGTACCCTCGTCACGTTTCTGCACTTAGAACAAAAAATGACAATCACCAGTTCACCAGTTACTTTGACTTTCTTGGAGTGCTCTACTGCTACTATCACCTTTTGACACTTACTACACTTAATAGACTCGGCCATCTTGTTCATCCTCCTTTGCTTTAGAGGCAGCTTCAATCATCCTTTTCAATAGTATTGGCTCTTTTAGAATACACTCATATTCAACTTGTTCTAAGATTATAAAGCTTTTATCTTTATGGTACTTCATGAACAGGTCACATCTTCTTCTGCTTCGTTTATCCATCCACCCCTTAATCTCAATCCAGACATCATATTCTGGAATATACAAATCGGGTAAATAGCTTTCTCGTTCTTTTCTAAAGTAGAAACGTCTGGGCTCATACATATACTTGATGTCGAGTAAGTCGAGGATCCGTATTATGTCAACTTCCCAGCTCGACCTAACATATTGATGTAGTTCCTTACTCCAAAACCTCTTTCCCATATCATCTCACTTCCTATAGGTTATCTATATATTATCTAATATAGATATATTTTGTATCTATTATTTCTCATTCGAGATTATCTTATTTTTTAGTTTTGTTTATCTTTTAGTTATCTATTATTTCTCATTCGAGATTATCTTATTTTTTAGTTTTGTTTATCTTTTAGTTATCTATTATTTCTCATTCGAGATTATCTTATTTTTTAGTTTTGTTTATCTTTTAGTTATCTATTATTTATCTATTAAACTATATGTAACGCCCCCCAGTGATTTTGCTAGTTTCTCCAAAAATAAATAAAAAAAGAGCAATAAATAAGTCCGAAGACCTACTTACCACTCTCAAATCTCACAAACTATCCAAAAAGTCTCTAACTTTCTTGGCATCCTTCGTCTTTAACTTGACACGAGCAACGGTTACGCCTTGCTTGTTTACCAAGTTAACAAATGAGCGTCTTCCTGATTTGCGTGTCATAGTAGCATAACCGAATTGCGACCTCGGCATTGACACAACACCAATTCGCCCCTTCGTGTAAATCATTTTATCATCCACGAAGACTCTCCCCTTGTAGTACACGTTAAACAGATGGCCGATCTTGATAGAACGCTTCCCAGAAGCTCCAGAATGGCCCGTATCGCGCGCTAACTGTCTGGCGAGTATAATAATACCTCCGACGATCAAAATTGGCAGAATGAGCTCCATATGAGTTCACCTCACTTTCTTATTTTGATTATATATCAAATACTTTCACTTCAGACCTGTGTAATGTCTTTGCGTAGTATGGTACATATTGCAATGGACGGTCATCCGTATATACCATCAAATTCCTTAAGTCATTAAACTTGTGGGGATCATTCAACCTGCCCATTTGAGCATTAAGGATGTCCATGGCTGTTACCGCGTCATGTTCTGCATCATGGTGTTTTCCAATATCAATTCCATATCGTTCTGCGGTAGGCTTCAAGCTGATTGACTCATTTGTGAAGTGGGCCTCAATTGAGCGAGTACAAAAGAAACTCTTTGGGTAAACTCCATACCTAGCGAGGAAGCCAAGGTCGAAGGTCGCATTATGGATGACAAAGATTGTCCCCATTTCGGCGTACGTCCTCATCTCATCCATAATTTCTTGAACCGGTTGCCCCTCTTCTTCAAGAATTTCATCAGTGATACCTGTTAGCTCAGTAATAAATTCTGGAACCGTTTCGCTTTTTGGAAGCTTACAATAGACCATACCGCTACCACACTCCCCAAAAATATTAATTACTGCAAGCCCAAGTTGTATCACGTGGTTTTTCCCGTGATTTAGCCCAGTAGTCTCCAAGTCAATCGCGGCCATTCCCAAAGGTAAAACATTTGCTATTCTTTTACTCATTATTAAATCATCCTCTCGAGTTTTTTGTGCTCCGTCTAGGAGTGTATATTCTTAATGCATCCCAAGTTTACCAGACGGTTATTCCTCCTGTTATCGCAATCATCATAAATATTAAAAACGTTGTCAAGAAGATAACTAGCAACGCTTGAGTTATTCCTACTCGGCCTTCATCTCGCGCTTGCCCTGTTATCAGCAAAGCCATTGTGCCCAAAGTTGCCATTGCATATAATCCAGCGAGTATCAAAATAACAATTCCTATTATCATTCTTTATCACCTCCCCATAATTTGTGCCATATCCATCTCAAGTCATCCCTCAAACATACCCAGTACCCCCACATTTGTGGCATTTCATTTTCTCTTGGTTATTCATGAATCGTATCATCACTTGACCTATTCCACCACATTGCTTGCATTTCGCTTTTACCTTCTTGGCTTCAGTCTTTTCATCAGCAAACCTGATTTCGTCGGTCTCCTCCATGAAGTAGCCGCACTTCGGCTGCTCAAGGATATTCACCCACCGTTCGCCTCCAAAAAGCTCCTCAGCAATTGCGCACCTGGCCTGTTCATCGTTTCTAACGTGGTTTCTAAATTCCTTTACATGCTTGCAGCCGAAACAGCTCTTCATAGTCTTTCCTCCTAATTGAGTTTAGTTTCTAGCAACTTACTCATTCTATTTTTCGCAGCATACCAAGTGTTCTCTGCGTCCTTCTTCGTAATGCCCATTGTTTCGGCCACCAGAGCGTGTGAATAGTTCTCAAAGCATTTTAGCATTACAACTTGTCTTTGCTTCTCTGTGAGCTCATTATAAGCCATGAGAGCAAACATTTGTTCTTCAGTCAGGTTGTTCTTTGTTGGCTCGATGAATAAGTTCTCAGTAGACTCTTCACTAACGACAATCTCGTCATTATATTCCTCTTTCAGTTTATAAGTGCGGTCGTCAGCAACGCTTCTGAAATAGTTATCCCTGACTCGGATTGGGAGATTATACCAGATGAAGTTTGCGAATGTCCCTTTGCTGTCATCATAGGCGTGAACACATTCCACAAAAACAGTATAAATTTCACTGAATAAGTCCTCCTTATCCTCGGCCGTTTCATCGGTCAGCTTAAACCCCGGCAACTTACAACCATTTACTTGAGGTGGCTTTCCTGGGTTGTGATACACATAAGCAATTAGATCATTATAATCTTCAATCAATTCGAAAAGCGCTTGCTCGTTTCCGTGTTCCGTATATTCCTTGACTCTTAACTTATCCAGATCATTGTTTCTCTCGCTGACCCATGGTATATTACGCTCCTTTTGTATTTTTGCTCTTCGCCTCATAAGTTCCGTAGGGGGAGCGAGAAACTCCCCTTTTCTAGCTTTTGGCATCCCGTTTACCCCCTGCTGTTTTAGTCTGTATTTTCTCCGAAAGGCTCCAGGCCCTTAGATAAAGCTTCACGTATAGCCACAATATCAGATTTCTCAAGAACATCACCTGCCCTCTTAATTATTAACTTTTGTTGCCAACCTTTTCTGTCAACCCAGACCCAGGCCTCACATTGTACGTCACGTGGCATTGCAGGTAGTGCATCAAGTATTCCATTCAAGTCTTCTTCATATAACTTTTCAAACTTGATGTCAGTCTTTGACCTCTTCGCTTGAATGAATACCACATACTCGGTTGGCTTTACGGCGATAATATCGAACATACCATGCGAGCCCGCTGTCCGACCAGCATTTATGAAACCATGGTTGGTTAGTTCTTTGATTATCTTGTATTCTGTCTCTCGTCCCCGGTCATAGTTTGTTCGCTTTGCCACTATATATCACCCCAGCCTTTTAGTTGAGTTCCTCCAGTTGGCCCGTCGCAAGTCTCCATCTTGTACTGAGCACAGAACTTTTCACAGAAGAAAGTGTCTGCTGTATTCTTCTCAAAGTTGCCAACCTTAATCTGTTCAATAATTTCTCGAATAGTTACAATAACCTCAGCGCAATTAATTTCCAAGACTGGCTTGCGTTGATTTTGATAGCGATACTTTCCAGGCCCAACCTTTACTGCTGTAACGAACTTATTTGGGATTGGAAAGTAATACTTAACAGCAGCTGGCCACTCACCATATTTTGCATGAGCCATTAGAGCGTACAACCCAAGTTGGAACTCATCGCGTAATTTGCTCTTTGGCCATACTGTGTTAGACGTTTTGTAGTCAGTGATAATATACGTCTCAGGTTTTCCCTCTTCTCCGTCAATTCTGTCAATAAACCCTTTTGCAGGTGGAAGGTCTTCAGCAATTCTAACCTTGAACTCTTCCTCAACTGAAACTGGAACATCTGCATCTTTGTAAGTCTGCCCAAAGTTACGCATTGCATTAACACCTTTATTAAAGAACTCCTGTCTCTCGTGGCTATCTGCAAACATCTCAACCGGGATAGCATTGAATTCCCTCAGGTATTTTGCTTTCATACCCTCGATGTCATCGGCTACAGGGAACGCCTCCGCAACGCTGTGAAAGGCGTTCCCAAACTTAGAATACTTGTTTCCATCATCCTTGTGCTTCATCACATAGTTCAAGTAAAAACTCATTGGGCACTTTTTGTAAGTCGATATTTGGCTATAAGAAAAGTATGGTATTGGGTATTTCCCCATAAGTTATCTCTCCAATTCTTCGAATGAATTTGCGAGGATTTTCTCCCCGTCTTTCTTGCCCCTAATCATGACAAGGTTGCCTTCCTGGATAATAGCCTTATACTTGCTATATACATTTGAGAATACAACTCCTTCAAAGACACCATGTAGCGTTTCAACAGTTACGAAAGCCATTTGTTGCTGCCGCTTGTCTCTGAATGTTTTAACCTTGATAAGATTTCCACCCATTAAGGCGTCTTGGCCATCTCGGTACTCAGTTGCGAAGTTACGGAAGCCGTATTTGTCCATTGGGTGCTTCGTGATATAAACTCCTATATATTCCTTCTCGTATTCCGCCATTACTGTGTCATTCCATTCTGTTTTTTTCCAGGCTTCAACATTCTTCTTTGTTTCCTTCTTGGCGGCGAAGTATTCAAGCATGATTTCCTTTCTTGTCATACCTGGATACATGCTATCGAAAGCACCAGCGAGAATAAGGGGTTTGATTGCCCTGGCTGAAACTTTTCGCTTGTCTATTCCGCTTTCGAGTAATTGTTTGAAGTCTGTAAACGGGCGATATTTCAGGAGCTCATCAACCGCACTATCACCAACGCCTTTCACTGTTCCAAGTGGAAAGACGATAGTGTCCCCTTGAGCTGTGAAGTAACGGTCCGCTTTATTGACATTCGGCGTCTCAAACTTGAAGCCTCGCTTCTTAATATCCTCGAAAGCTTTTGCAATCTTCTCCTGCTCGCCCATGTTAACTGTCATCTGAGCTGCCAACCAGTGAGTGGGATAGTGAACTTTGAGCCAAGCTGTTGCATAAGTTATCATCGTGTATGAAACTCCATGACTCTTGTTGAAACCATAACCCATATATCGCACGATACGGTCCCATAATTCGTTCATAACCTCTTCTGAGTAGTTTCTACTTAGACCATCGCTTACGAACTCATCGCGAAGCTCCTCGAGCTGTTCAGCGCTCATCTTACGAAGTTTATCACCTCGACCAAAGTCCCAGCCAGCGAACTTGTTAACCAGGAGCATAACGTGTTCTTGATAAGTGATAACGCCGTAAGTTTCTCCAGTGATTGGTTCCTCATCTGGATGTGTGTACGTGATTTCCTCTTTGCCAACTTTTAGGTCCGCATATCTCCAAGTGTCTCCTGAGGCTAATGCTGGAGGCCGGTATAGTGCTGTAATAGCCACAACATCTGCAAACTTCGTTGGCTTTACCTTCTTACACAATTGCTGCATTCCATCAGAATTGATTTGGAACAAGTCTGACGTGTCACCAGAAGCAATTAACTTATAAACTTCTGGGTCATCTGCTTTTCGCATTATTTCATTCATGTCAATTCGCTCTCCAGTCTCGTTCTCGATTGAACGAACAGCCAAGCCAATCATATTCATTGTCTTTAATCCAAGCAAGTCAAACTTTACCCCGCCCAGATTTTCCAGGTCATCTTTGTCGTATTGTGTCACTCGCTCTCCCTTCGTTCCGTGAATTGGGAAGAAGTCGTCAACGGGCCCAGGTGTGATAAGAACACCGGCAGCGTGTTTTCCGATTTGGTCAACAACAAACTCAAACTTTTCAGCTGTCTCAAATACTTCGGATAGTTTGACAGTTTTACCATCATTCCGTTTGACTGTTTTCTTTTTCATTGCGACGAGCTCTGGGCTCATCTTGTACGCTTTATCGATAGTAATTCCTAACTCATCTGGAATTAAACTACTGATATGGTTAGCGTCTTTGAATGGGACATCATACACCATAAGCGCATTCTTAAAAGCTTTCTTGGCTGTCATCTTCCCATAGTTAGCAATCTGAGCAACCCGTTCCACTCCATACTTTTGCTGGAGATATTCATACACTTCATGGCGTCTGATGTCTTCAATATCAACATCAATATCTGGCATCTTTTGACGAGTAACATCTAGGAAACGCTCAAAGAGCAATCCGTGCTCAATTGGGTCGACCTCAGTAATATCTAAAAGATAAGAGATGAGTGAGCCAGCCGCACTGCCTCTTCCTGGACCAACGGCAATTCCTCGTGATTTTGCGAAGCGCATAAAGTCGGATACGATAAGGAAATAGTCTGCATACCCTTTTGACTTAATAACTTCAAGCTCATACTTAGTGCGCTTTTGATATTCCTTAAACAACCGCTTATCAGTTTTTGCAATTGGGACCACTTTTCGCTTAAAACCTTCAGTAACTTCTCTACTAAGTTCACTGTTTAGTTCCTCCTTTGTCAATCCTAAATCTGGAAGCAAGTCTTTTTCCTTCTTAAGATTAAAATTGATTTTATCTGCAACCTTGCCTGTGTTGTTCATCGCTTGAATAATAAAGTCTTGAGGTAAGGTTGCCTGTTTCCTAAAGTTCAAATAGATTTCCTTTGGCGTCTGAACATAGTAAGTGTTCTCGCCACCATAACCAGGGGTGTTGTCATTGAGCATTCTTCGTTGCCTGCCAAGGCAAAGCATAGCTTGGTGGACTTTAGCGTCTTCTTTGTTCAAATAGTGTGCATCAGCCGTTGCAACAACCTCGATGTCAAGTTCTTGGCTCAGCTTGTAAATACCCTCATTCACGAGCTGTTGTTCTGGCATCGTGTTACACTGAATTTCAAGATAGAAGTCATCACCAAAAATACCTTTATACTTTTGGGCATATTCTTTTGCCTTATCATACTCTCCAGCCATTAAAGCCCTTGGGATACGAGCAGCTAAACAAGCAGACGTGCATATAAGGCCCTCAGAGTGCTTCTGAAGCATTTCCCAATCAGTTCGGGGCTTACTATAGAAGCCATTCATAAAAGCGTCAGAAACAATCTTTATGAGATTATGGTAGCCAGTCTGATTCTTCGCTAGAAGTATCATATGGAAGTGCTTGCCTTTTTCGAATCTGTTATCAGTCTCATAGACCTCGCAACCTGCAATTGCTTTGACACCGTTTTTCTTTGCCTCATTGAATAGCATTGGAATTCCGTGCATGACTCCATGATCTGTTAAGGCGACAGATTTCATTCCAGCATATGCCACCTTTTTCACCATGAGGTCAATCCTTGTATGAGCATCACGACGAGAAAAGCAAGAATGGTTGTGGAGGTGAGCGTAGTCTATTTTAACTTTGCTCAAGTCAATCATCCCCCTTAGACATAGTTTTCGTCATAGGCTTCATTGAAGCTTGGTTCCGCTAGTTTTCGAGCATTGTTAATTCCGTGGTGTTGAACAAGTTGAGCAAACTGTTCCGAGAAACGTCTATATCCATAGTAATTCATCCAGCGCGAGACAGTCTTAGGGTGAACACCAAAGATTTCCGCCATGTCTGAAAGTGAGAAACCTTGGGTATAATAGAAGAAGGACAGCATATTGGGATTGCGATAAGAACGCTCATAAACCCAACCACGATATGAAGCTTCCACTTGTCGCTCAAAGAACTCTTCTTCTGAAGCGGGCGCTCCAAAGTTCTTCTTATAGTAATTTTTTTCATATTTCCAGGAAGATGGGCGTTTTTGTGTATATTTCATTTCAGTCTTGTCTATAATAGTGGTGGTTGAGGGATATTCGCGAGCAGAGACTGTGGCGAGTCCTCCATCCGGAGTAATATCGCGAATTATTACCTTGTCGCCAGCTTTGTATGGGAATACGTCTGAAGTAATTTCTACAGTCTTTCCTAAGTCAGTCTTTCTGAATTTGTTTGAAACGCTTGTCATAAAGCATTAACCCCTTTCATATAATTAAACTAGATACCGAGAAACTTAAATAGCTTTTCATTTTGTTCAGCAATGACTTTTTCGTCATGATTATCTGAATGGTAGATAAAAGTTGGGATTTTGCTCAAGCCAATAACAGACGAATACTTATCATAAACATCTCGAACATCCTCAATCTTTATAAACCAATCACCACGTTGTCTCAAACGACGTTCGATAGTATGAGGCGAAGCTACTACATAAACCATTTTCCAACCGTCTTGATATAGCCTATGGTCATACCACCAAGAGCTTGGATTTTCACCCCCTGAGAATAATGGAAGATAAACCAAGTCAGAAATATGGAAACGGTCAAAGATGATATGATTTTTAAGCGTCCTGGATAACTTTAAGCCTTGCTCGTGGACCTTGTTCATGTAAGCTATTTTCTCCTGAAGAGAAAGTTCCCGGGGAGGAGCGGTCCAATGAGCAAAGAAAGTGTTGCCATCGAACCGCTCTTCAATAAGCTTACACAAGGTTGACTTGCCAGCACCATCCATTCCTTCGACGAGTATCTTGTGTTGGGTCATATTAGTGGAGGCCTCCTTCTAACATCTGGAAGATTTCATCAATGTGCTTTCCAGTAGCCGCTTCTAAAGCCTCGATAACAGGATTTTCCAACTCAGTGATATGAATTGGTGGCGCACCAGCATCCAACTCACAAAGAATTTCATTGACTACTCCAACAGATTCGTTTGTTGCAACCGCGAATGCTAAGCCAAATTGCATACCTTGGGTCATCAAGCGGTCGAGTATAGCAATAGCAGCTAGTCGAGACTCTCGTGTTAAATGCTCAAGCAATGAGTTGCGAAGGTCATTCCCTTTCTCCATTTCGCGACGGGCTAAGTTCTCAATTGTGTTTTTCAATTGTACTTTATCCATAAATACAACATCCTTTCAAGTTTTTGTGATTAGAAGCGGTAAAAGCAGCTTCTTTAAATATAATAATTCATTTTTAGACGTTTGTAAACACCTTTTCTCAAATTCTTAAGATTTCTTTCTAAACCCTATAGTTCATTGTTTAGAAAATGGTCCAGGTCATAGCCGTCATCTTTAAAAATAACAATTGTGTTGTGTTCAGGGCCCTTGTCTGAAATGATGTAACGCTTAGAACGTATTAAGCTCCTCACGAACTCAAATGGTATAACCCGCGTATATTTCTCCTTATTACGAACTACTTTAACGATAAAGAAACCATTATCATAATTCTGAGCCTTGTCGTCTGAGCTCAATAACCAGTTTTCATATTTTATAAGGCAATAATAGTTCACTCTGAAGACTTCGCTCGGGTCTTTGCCAAAAAGGTATTTTCTCATTATGATTGGGGTTTCATCTACTTTGGCGTCAATAATAGCGCGGCGCGTTGGAAGCCCAAAATCAACCCCTCGTGTATTATCAATCTTTGCTAACTTTTCATATACGATACCATTAAGTCGTAATTTATTTTCTAGTTCGTCTTCGAAAGCAAATCCTAGTTTTGAATTAGTTTTCCATGCCATTGTTATCGCCCCTTTTAAGTTTTTGAGGAAGATGTCCTCAATCAAAATTATAACAGAAAAGGGCTCCTTTGGGAGCCCCTAAATTCTGAGGGTTATAGTCCGCACTTTAACTGAGCTCCACAGTTAGAGCACTCGTGACAACCACCTCTGTCAATAACTTTACCCTCACGGCAAAGCGGACAAGTATTGCCAATTTCGTTTCCATAATTCACACCAGTTTTTTCAAGTGGCTTGACGGTGTTTTCCATTACAACTTTTTTCTTCCTCGGTTGCTCATCTTCAAAATCATTTTCTCTGTCCGATAATGAAAGGACTTGAGCATCGCGACTTCCGTCCACATAAACGGTACCGCCTTTCGCCCCACCTTGGTGGAGTCTCTCATACACAGACTGCACTTGTTCCACAGAATAGCCACGTGGAGCATTAACTGTCTTCGATATGCTGGAGTCAACCCATCTTTGGATAATACACTGCACATCCGCATGAGCTTCTGGGCTAAGCTCCATTGCTGACACGAAGAATGGTGGAAGATTTTCGGCATCTGCATCAGGGTTGGCATTCAAATATTCCTGAACAATTGGAGCGTTCACCTCGATGAACTTACCAAGCCGACCAGACCGGAAATATTTGAAAGCAAAGTAAGGCTCAAGTCCAGTTGCACATCCAATCATCGTCCCAGTGCTTCCGGTTGGAGCAACGGTCAGCAAGTGAGAATTTCGTATTCCATTAGCAAGAATTCCTTCTCGGATGTGTTCCGGCATTTTTTGCATATACCCAGACTGAACAAATTTCTCACGATTGCCTTCTAAGAATGGGAACTCACCTTTTTCAGCAGCCAAGTCAATAGATGTTTCATAAGCTGTTACTGCGATTGCTTCAAAAACATCATTGATAATTTGGTTACCTTCTTTTGAACCATATTCAACTTGGCAATAGATCAGCAAGTCTGCGAGTCCCATAACTCCTAGCCCAATCCGGCGCTCGCCAAGAGCTTGTTGAGTATTTTCTTCCATGAAGTACGGTGTAGCATCAATTACGTTATCACCCATTCGAACACCGACGCGCACAGTGTTCTTTAAACGCTCCATATCAACTTTTTTAGACTTCTTATCAACCATATTAGCTAAATTGATCGCAAGCAGGTTGCAGACTGAATATGGGGCCAATGGCTGCTCTCCACATGGATTTGTAGCGACTACTTTCTGACCATACGCTTTCGCATTAGTCATGTTGTTTGCGTTATCGATGAAAAAGATACCAGGCTCAGCTGAGTACGTGGCACAAATATTGATGAGTTGCCATATATCCTTGGCTTTTACTTTCCGGTATGTTTTCACCGGAAGTGGCCATTCTCTCACATCACCACATTCTTGCCAATGTTCATCATAATAAGCTTTCTGTTCTTTGTCATAGTTGTCGATGTCAGGAAATTGAAGTTCATATTCCTCGTCGTTTTCAACAGCAGCCATAAAGTCATCTGTCAGACACACTGAAATATTAGCGCCAGTTAAGAAGTCTGGATTATTGACTGAATATATTCCGCCGTCTTTGATAAGCTCTTGCGCATAAGGGTTTCCAAAGTCTGCAGCTAATTCATACATTGCTTTTTCTTTTTCAGTGAATGGTGTAAACTTCAACTTGTCATTCGCCAAGCGAACAACTTCTGGGTCATTATTCGTTTCAGCCAGAAAGCGCAATATCTTAGGATTTTGTATCTTAGAGATGACAAACTCAATCACGTCCGGGTGCCAAGAACTTAGCATAATCATTTGTGCGCCACGTCTTGAACCGCCTTGTTCAACAAGATGAGTCAGTTTTGCTATATCGTCAAGCCAACCAACTGCACCAGAAGACTTCCCATTGACGCCTTTTGCAAGTGCTCCTTTAGGCCGCAAGGTTGAGCCGTTTGTTCCAACTCCACCACCGCGCGACATAATCTCCATAACTTTCTTTCTATGCTCACCAATGCCCTCTCGTGAGTCATGTGGGTGAGGCATCACATAACAATTAAAATAGGTAACTTCTTTACCTGAGCCAGCTCCGTATAATACACGCCCAGCCGGGACAATATTTTCACTTGCTAACTCGCGGTTAAATTCTTCTTCAGTAACTTCTTTCTTGAATTGGTCCGTCTCAACATCAGCTAAGCCACGAGCAACTCGAGCGGCAATTTGTTCGTAGTATATTTCCATAGGCTTTTCGAAGTCTCGATATTGTCTTTTAACATGGCCAGCTTCTCCATTATAGCTCTGGTCATCGGCTGGATCAATTTGTGCTTTGAACTCTTCATCAACCTTGATAATTGCTGTCTCAGCATTGCGGTCAAGTTCAGCAATATAACCAATTCCACGAGCTGGGAACTTAGGGTCTTCTTTAACAGTTAGAACAACCAGATCACCTTGTTTCAATGTTTTCTTTTCAATATCCTTAAAGGTGTATCGGTCTAACATTACTAACCTGGAAACGCCGTCTCTTGCATTTTTCATATCACTTGTAATTTGTTTCACTTCTGGAAAGTATTCCGCAATGTCCTTATTCAACGACTCAATCAACTCTGTGCTGTACGCCAAAACAACCCCTCCTAGTGATTTATATTAAAGAGCCAGAGACTTATCCGCGAGGGATAAAGTCATCCAGCTTGCTAGCTAGTGCTTTATTGGCTTCGATGTTAGCTTGCGCGCTCTCGATAAGTCGCTTCTTATCGTCCATCTTGGCTTGAAGAGCTTTTACTTCATTCTCGAGCTCAATTTGGGCAACCATAATTTCCTCGTTAGCTGTCTCAATTTCATTCTTGAGCATGGAGAACGTTAGGAACGCCTCGTCAATTCTACCTTTAGCAGCTTCAATCCTCTCTTGGGCATCGATAATGATTTGCTTATTTTTAGTGAATAACCCCATCTCGCAACATCCTCTCAAATTTTAGTTTACTTGCGATATTCCTTGTCTTGCTTCCAACCATATGGGCGAACTTCAACTTGAACGCCAGCATATTTTGAAGAAGGCCGTTTGTCATAACTTACTTCGGGCTGCTCTCCTTTATAGAAAGCTATGTGGCCTATTCTCCAACCTTCTTTGAGCCAGATTTTGTAAGGCGATTGGTTATAAATCTCAAGGGTAATATAACCTTCAAATCCTGTGTCAATGAATGGGCCCTCGGAAATACATAGTCCCAACCGACTAATATTGCTACGTCCAAAGATAAGGGCGGATAAGTCTTTATGAGTTCCAATCTTCTCCTTAATAACCGCAAGGACAAACCCTCCTGGTTTTAATAAATATGGTCCCTGGAACTCTTTATATTTGATTTCTGTTCCCGGCTCTGTTGGGTCAATCGCTAACTCGTGGACTTTACCATTCGGTTGCACTGTATAATCCACCACAGGCTCCAGGAAGATGTTTCCGAGCCTGATGTCATACGTGTTAGGTCCGAGTTGTTCGGGGTTAAATGGCTCAATCACCAAGTTCCCTTTTTTAATTTCTTCTTTAACTTGCCAATCAACTAATTTACTCATTTAGCCATTCTCCTCTCATGATTGTGTCCATATTTTTGCCGCCACTCTCGTGGTCTTAGTCTTGTTGCGTAAGCCTCAAGTATTTCCTCATGATTGAGGTCGCCTGGGTCCTTACCTTCCGGTAAGTTTAGGATACGAATATCTGCGATGGGCTCAAGTTTTTCTAAAGCCTTTCTGGTTGCGTTTCGACCAGCTAAATCATTGTCATATCCTAAAACAATCGTGAATGCTACTTTCTGAATTTCCCTCACTTGTTCATCTGTCAAATTGGCCGCCATCGTTGCTCCTGTATGTTGCAAGCCATGTTGCCATAAGTTCATACAGTCAAATAATCCTTCACAAATAATCACCTCCCCTAACTCGATAATCGACTCACGATTGCGCCCGAGTCCGGGGACTATCCTGCCCATTTCGAGGCCACTTGGCTCATGTTTCCATTTAGCATTCATATGGGCTTTGATACGACGTCCTGAATAGCCCACGGTTCGCTTGTTTGTATCTTCGAGGGGTAATATAAGCCGGTTAGCTAAGACTCCCGTTTTGGCCACTCTGAGGCCCCAGAAGTCTATTGCTTCGGGTGAATAAGTACGAAAAGATTTCACTTTGACTGTTTCGGCATCAAGCTCATACAGGGGAAGTTCTCCCTTCGCTCGCCGTTTAGTCATCGCAATGAAGTCCTTTGCTTCGTCCTTGAAAGGATTTTCCTCGATTGTTTCATTGTCCCAATCAACTTCCACTTCAAACATCTCAGCCAATAATTCAGCAGCTTGCCGGAAGTTAACACCATCCATTTTTTGAACAAAGTCAAATACATCGCCACCTTCGCTGCAACCAGTGTGGCAATACCAAAGTTTCTTATCATCATCGAAAACGAATGCGCTCGGATTGTCACCTGCATGAAGCGGACAACAAGAACGGACATGGACTCCAGTTCTACGAATACGACTAGCATTATAGTGCCTGAGAAGTTCCTCGACGTCGACCGCCTCACGGACTCTCTCAGCGACTTTGCTCACTAGCCTTCAACCTCCGTCTGCCTTAGGATTGGTCTATCGAAGTTTATGTTGAACTCATCAACGTCAGAAGCTCCGCCACGTTGGAAAGCGATTTTGAACTTCTGATTGCCACCGACTTGGCCACCTTCAAGAGCAAATTCCTCTTCCGTCTTGTTCCTTAGGAAACAAAGTCTGTTTGCTAATTGCAGGATACGGTCGGACCCAGCAACCATTGACTCATCCATTTTTTCGGCATTGACCGCTGCTCTATTTAATTGAACACCGGAAATAACCGGGATTTCAAGTAGTCCAGCAAGGTCTTTTAAGCCACTCGTAAAGTATCCTAAAAGCTGATATTCTTGAGCACTGTTTGATGAGTCAGATGAAGGGAGCTTGATATAATCAAAGAATAGTGACTGAATACTTTCCTTGATTTGATACTTCCTAGCTAACGCCATAACTGTCTCAATTGTAAAGTGAGGCATATAGATGTGGAATAGTTTGCCTTCGCGTATCTTCTTGGAAGCCTCCTGAAGTGCTTTAATTTTGTCCCTCGCTTTCCCAGCCCACGTGTCTTTCGTGAACATACCCGTCTTAATTTCAGACTCAGGAACTCCAGATACCATTGCAAGTAATCTGTCTTCCTGTTCATCTTCGGTCATTTCCGTATCGATGTACAAGGTTGGGACCTGGTCATCAATACCAATCTTCTTAGCCCAATTCATTAGAGTGACTGACTTTCCGACTTTGGAACGAGCACCAACAATAGTGAGTTCACCAGGCTTCAGCCCAAGCGTTGCCTTGTCAAAAGATTTCCACCCGACCTTTAGTCCAGGAATTGGGTCAGGATTGGTTGCACGTTGCTTCAACTTTTCTGATAACCTGTCGCCCATCTTGTAGACTTCTTTATTGCTGGTATATTTTAGAGAGACTTCACGAACATCATTTTCGGCTTCGCCGAGATATTGGCTAAGCTCGGTGTCTTCATCTTCAAGAGCTCGCTTTTTCATTTTCTCAGCTTGTGTGTATATTGCTCTTCGAGCTGCTGCCTGCATTATATGGCCGACATATAGTTCCAGGTTAGGGTTGACGTGTGATTGTGTCATTGCCTCAATATAATCAATTCCGCCAACTTCGTTTATTGCGTTCTTAGCGTCGTCCGAACTGAATACATTAAGAATAGAGACTGGGTCAACTTGTTGGTCCCTAGAGGTTAAATACTGCATAGCCATATAGATGTAACGGTGAGCAGGGCTTGCAAACATATCGGGGGTCAATCCAAGTGAAGCCACTTCAATCAACTTATTTGGATTGGTCAAACAAATCGTTATCAAAGCTCGCTCTGAACCATTTCGGTGTATCAGCTTGCTTACGTCTGTTTGTTGGCTCATATTGTTCCCCCTCTCTAACTCTTTTTTGCAATTGTGTAACTTCAAATCTTATCATAATTTTGTCCCGATGTGCGTATATTAAATCGAGACTTCGGAAAGAATAATAGTAATGCTTCAGACACCAATTGATTGCAAAGTAAAGCTCCTCGACCGTGAACTCAGCAAGCAGCCGAGAAGCTTGGGACACTATTTCCTCATAGGTGCAATCAGATGAATGACATTTTCTGAAGAAATAACTAGCAATTTCTTGAGGGGTAGTCATTCAGACCGCCCACCCTTAAAATTCAAGATTTTCTAGTTCTTCTTCAGAAACACCATCTTCATCAGTTGACTCTTGTTCGGAAGTTGGCTCATCAGCTTCTGTTGCAACGTCCTGGTCATCCTCATCTTTGCCCTCGTTCAGAACATCTTCCCAAGTCTCACCTTTAGCGATACGAAGAAGTTGCTCAGGTGTTACATATGAGTGGTCTTTGACTTCTTCTAAATCGAATAGCTCAAGCGCTTGTTCCTCAGCTGTTAGAGGGATGTTGTTACGAGCTGGAATAACTGTATACTCGGTTTCTAACCCTTCGCCAGTACGCTCAAGAGTCACATCATAGTTACGAAGGTCGCCATATTCAGCGTCCTCTTGGTACTTACGAAGCTCCTTGAATACTGCCAAACCTTTGTCGAGAATTGCAACTTGACCTGTCGCACGGTCTAAAACATTGATGGCAAACTTCTTACGACGTTTCCAAGGCTGACCTTGATAAACTTTTCTCATAGCAGCCTTGCGCTTTTTCTCATCCTTAATTTGCTTAGCTTTCGGAAGTTCTCTATCCAAGTATTCTTTATTCTCTTTCTCAAGCAAGCAATCTTTTCCTTTGTATGGGATAGAAGTTCCTTTGCCACCGTTTCCTTTGCTGCTCCAGTATTCTTCATAAGCATAAGGTGCGGCATCTAGCACGCGAAATTTTGTTTTCCCAATCGGTACTTGTAGATAGTTAACCTCTTTCTTATCTCCTGAACTTTTGCTGCCGTTATCTTTAACTGCGTCCCAACTCATAATAGACATTCTCCTTTCAGTTCATCAATTTAGATTTTGTCGTCAGCAATGTGCCAACAAAAATAATTTTACTACACAACTTGACATTTGTAAACAAAAATTTTCAACATTTTAAAATTAGCCTTTAATCACCCCTTTCAAAGTCCTCAAGTTCTAAGTCTACATGGCAAGCAACTTGTTGAACTATGATCTGATAGCGAAGCCGATCTGGGCCAGACGCTACTCGACGATGACTAATGACAATACCGTCTTTCGCTAGAGTAGCCTTCATTGCGTCCAGGTCCTCCTGTGTGGGATTTTCCGGAAGTTCATAACCTAATTGCTTCAGAACATTCTCGGACGCCTCATTGAGAGCGTGAGCAATCTTTTCTTGCATCTCAGCTGATACTCTGTTCTCTCTCTCACGCTCCAACATTTCATCCCTTGTTAAACGCTTCAACGGCTTTTTTGTATTCAATCCAATCACCTCCTGGAACAACATTCTCAGCTGTCATGTATTCCTTCATTAGAGGATGTTCTGTGTTGCCAACATACATATAGAAGTCATCAGCCAACTTAGCAAGATGGTATAGAGGCGGATTGCCATGGACACCCTCATATTGATTTAGGACCATCATGACCGCATCTTGA